CATCACAGACAGCCGGGGCCCAAGCCGGACGCGCGTGAAATGTGCTCCAAATTGAAGGGAGAACGAAGCTCTAGGATGAATTGGGTAGTAAACTAAGACCAGTGCACGATGGTGTCGTGCCCCCGTTAGGTTGGTCACTACTGGTTCAATCCCAATCCCGAAGTTTCTTCTTCACCTGATCAAATGGAACGACAGACCACGTGAGTCTGTGACACCAAAACTTCCCTTGGCGGGGAGCCATGATATCGCATGACCTTTATGGTTTGCTACTGTGTGTGTGTGTGTTGCCCGGGTCACCAGGCGGACCTTGCCGGCTCGATGCAGCTAAGGTTGCGATGAACGGTTTTCCAATACGGGAACCGACGCTGGCAGAGATCAACAAGAACTGGATCAGTTAGTTCCTGAAGCTCTGAGAGGGAATCAAAGTAGGACTCAATGTGTTGCTGCTCGGGTGGTGAAATTCCCCATTTAGTCCATACAAATTGCCTCTGCTCTGGGCTGGGCCCAGCCATCGCGCGCTCAACACTTGCTGCCAAGTTCACGTTCTTAAAGCGTTGGTGTTCCCACCAACCCTCAGGACTGGACGCGACTGAGCCTTCCGTGACACGAAGTAGGTACAATGCCATTCGGGCAGAGATTGGACATGCAGGTGTTTCGCACAAGATAGAGTATCCCAACGATCTTGCCAATTCCCGCATGACTTCCTCACCACCGTGTTTGCGTGCCGACTTCGTCCACCCCGCCTTTAGGACGGTCTCCAAAGGGTCCCTGAGATTTTCAGGCTGACCCTCAGCGTAGAACTGTTTGCAGAAACCAGCCTCATTCAGTCGGCTGGTCGGTTCAATTTTGATTTTAAAGCCTAGTCTCTCATAGAATGACGCAGGAGGTACGAACTCATCTCCAGGGACGCGGACAAGTCCATCGTCACCTTCGAAGACACCACACACCTCAAAGTCATTCAAATGTGCCCAAAACGCGGCAATCATAAAATTACTGAACCCATTGCCAAGACTCGTGCACATGTCACCGGACATTCGTCCCTCAACACGTGCTTTGCACACACCAGTCTTGACACTCTGCTTCATGGTAAGCGCATGGCAGATAATATCAACCACGCCCTTAACCTTCGGGCAATCCTTGAGCATGAATTTGTACAGCTGATTTTCACAGCTCCGCACAAAATCAGGATGGAACCCGGCCTCGAAAGATGAAAAGTCAGTGGCAAAATACGTACCACCAACGGTGCTCATCATTTCATCTATGTACTTGGCCCGTTCCGGGAGGGGGACGTGCTTGATGAAGTACTTCACAGTAGAGAAAACCGCGTGTTCAATGTGCTTAAACACCGGGCCAGAAAGAATCTTGAACTGATCTGACCGGGAGTTAAT